CGATGCGGCGGCCCGTGCCGCGTCTGCCGCCGCCGATGCCGCCGCCTATGCCGCCGATGCCGCCGATGCCGCCGATGCCCGCATTGAACAGGCGAACAAATTGGTTGAATTACTCGGTGCGGCGTCATGATGATACGCCTGTTAAATTTTGCCGCCGCGTCGTTTGTTGTCGGATCGATGGCGCTCGTGTTGTTCTTTTCCATATGGACACTGGCGTGTTTTCTTACGTGGCAAAGTTTGCCGTTCGATTGGGGCGTTGTTCGGCTCAGTTGCGCCATAGGAATGGTTTTTGGTGCGATTGTTGCCCTAGGTGACAAAGGCGACGAGTGGTGACCCGCTATGGCCGCCGCGCCAGACACGCACCCGAACCGCCCGCATTTATACACCGCCAGACACGCCAAGGTGACGAGATAGCTTGCTCATGTGGCAAACGCTGGCCCGTTGGAGAGGACCACCCATGATATTAGAGACTGGAAAGCTTAACCCGGATTACACAATTCCGATGATTTTGCATTGTCCGGATTGTGGTATTCGTCATATCGATGAGGGGCCGTTTGCAGAGTCGCCCCACCACACCCACGCCTGCCAAGGTTGCGGGCTAGTTTGGCGACCGGCGAAAGTTAACACTCACGGCGTCCAATTTCTCCCAGGTTATCGGAACGAGCCATGAGCCGTTCAACCGCAGGCGCCAAATCCGCCCGTCTCCGCCAGGAAGCTGCACAACCCGGTTACGACGCATTTGCCGAGTTGATCGCAGAGGGCCATTCGATCGGGTCCGCGGCCCGCACGCTCGGCAAGTCGCAGGCGTGGGGCACGAAAGTCATGGCCCGTATGCGTGCTGACCTTGGGGTGCCGCTGCATGATTGACCATGTGCGGGAGTATGCCGAGGCGCTTTATCGGTCCGCTGGTCCAGACGCGCAGCTAGGGGCGGATATTATCGATGTGTGCGATAACGCCACGCTCGGAGAGGAATATTCCTACATATTTGGCGGCGTGACACCCGAGCAAACGTCTGAAATAATTACGCAGTTGGAGGGTGTTGAAGTCGCCTTTACCGCACCGTTCGAGGATGACGCATTTTGGCTCGGGCACGATGCGCCGCATTGGATCAGCGATGTTCAGAAGGTCACACCAGGAGAAATGCAGCGGGTCTGGCAACAATATGCAGCGATTTGCGATGAATTGGTGATGGCTGAATATTCCGACGAGCAGGCCGCATTGTCCGTCCAATCCATAGTTGGTCAGTTGCGAGACGTGCGCCAAGCCCTGATAGACGGCGGCGCATTGGACGAGGGTGACACCGATGGGGATATTGCCGCGCTTGTCAGGTATCTGCTACCGTGATACGCACCGCCCATGCGCGCACTTACCGATAGTTTGCAAAATGTGATATCCGGTCTTGGCGGAGGGTCGGACAAATCCGCCTACAACCGCTATTCCATGATAAACATGATCAGCCAGGGGCAGATTGACAGTGCTTACCGATCGTCTGGCATGTGCCGTAAGGTGCATGACCTAATACCTTCGGAGATGTGCCGCGCGGGTCGTGACTGGCAGGCTGATGATGCGGATATAACACTGCTGTCGGCTGCTGAGAAATCCCTGCAATTATGGGCCAAACTGTACGATGCGGAACGCAAGGCACGCTTGTACGGCGGCGCTGCAATCCTGCTCGGTGTGGACGGTCAGGGTACGCCCGACCAGCCGTTGGACCCCAGCCGCATTCGCAAGGGCCAGCTAAAATATGCAACGGTCCTGACGTGCCACCAGCTTTCATATCAAGATATAATTTACGACCCGAATAACCCGTATTTTGGCGAGCCAGAATATTACATGTTGCGCAACGGCACGATGGTGGATCCGTCGCGCGTCATCCCCGTCATCCGCCAGGCGCTCCCCAATAGCGACCTTGGGCAATATTGGGGCGACCCGCTGCTCATGTCGCTATGGTCCAGCCTGACGAGCAGTGACGCTGCGTACGGCTATACCGCGGCGCTCATGGCCGAATTAAAATCAGATACGATAAGTATCCCCGGCCTCGGCAAGAACCTGACGACTGCCGAATATGAGGGGCGGCTGATGAAGCGTGTGCAAATGGCGCAGCTTTTCCAGTCGATGTTCAACGTAAAGCTGATCGATGGTGGCGACGGGTCCGAGGGTTCGGGCGAAACGTGGGATACGCGCCAGGTTGCGCTTACCGGCATTCCCGATCTGCTCACGGCGTTTGTGGCGCGTGTGGCGGCCGAAACGGACATTCCCGTTACGCGGCTGTCCGGTATCAGCCCCGGCGGCATGCAATCGACGGGCAAAGGCGAGCAGCAGGATTTTGAAAAGCACATCGCCAGCCGCCAGACGACCGACCTTACGCCCGTGCTGGATAGGCTCGATGCGGTCATGCTGCCCAGCGTGTTTGGTACGGCCAAACCCGACGCATGGTGGTCATATGCACCACTTAGCCAGATGACTGAGAGCGAACGGGCCGACGTGCAGTTCAAACGTGCGCAAGCGTTCCAGATTCGCGTCAATAGCGGTGCGATCAATGCCGATGCGTTGGGTGAGGCCGAGGTTAACTCAATGATTGAGAGCGGCGATTACCCCGGTCTGGAGGAAGCTGTTGCCAAGCACGGCATGGAACCGGACGAGGTTGACTCGACCGAGATAGTGCCTGAGATTGAAACGATACCGCCCGCTCCGCTAAATGACGCAGCACCCCGCACGCTGTACGTGCGCCGAGATGTGGTCAATCGTGCCGAAATTATTAAATGGGCAACCGCACAGGGCTTCACCGATATTGTGCCGGATTTGCACGTGACGATAATTTACAGTCGCGAGTCGGTCGATTGGATGAAAATTGGTGAAGCGTGGCAAAGCAAGATTGAAATTGGTGCAGGCGGCCCACGTCTGGTGGAACCGCTCGGTGACGCCAAAGCCGTGCTGCTGTTTTCATCCAGCGAATTGAAATGGCGCAATGAACATATGCGTGAAATGGGCGCATCATTCGATTACAGCGAATACCAGCCGCACATGACGATCACGTATGGCGATGCGCCGGATTTGGCGACTGTCCAGCCGTACACGGGCAAAATTGTGCTGGGGCCGGAAATATTTGAGGAATTGCGTGCTAATTGACCTACCGGCAGCCGCTCGCGCGCAAGGTATGCGTCGCAGCAAGCCCCTACCGCTCATCACGACCACACAAGAGCAACGTAACCGTCTGTACCGTTGCTACGCGCCGGTTGTGGAAGCATGGCGCGTCGGTGCGCGTGAGCAACTATTACCCGTGTACGGGCGCACCATAACGTCGATAACGGACAGCATCCCCGAGTATGAGCAAGCCGAAGCGAACCTAGCCGAGCAGATAGCGCGGCTGGTGTTGAATATTACGGCCACAGGCGGCGTGCTGGATGCATGGGCGGTCAGTCTGGAGCAATGGCATCGCCGGCGGTTCGTGGCGGGCGCTTTGTCGGCAAGTGGCGTGGATCTGTCCGCCATGATCGGTCCGGCCGATGCGCGGCTAAGCGTTGAACAATCGATCGCGTGGAACACGTCGCTCATACGGGACGTATCGGACGAGACGCGCCGCCGCGTGGCAAATGCGTTTTTTGCGGGGTTCCAGGCACGTACGCCCGCGCGCGAGTTGGGCAAACAGATAGACGCAGCAGCCGGGCTGGGGCGCAAGCGGTCCGCTCGAATCGCGGCCGACCAAACGGTCAAGCTGGCGGCTTCGCTCGATGCGGAACGCCAACGGTCGGTCGGTATCGTTGAATGGGTGTGGAGGCACAGCGGCAAGGCCCACCCACGGCTTGACCATGTGGCGCGCAACCTGAAGCATTATGGCGATACGGCGGCAATTGCGCGCGAGATTGGCGTGTTGCCCCCACCGGCCGATTTGCCAGGCCAATTGCCGTATTGTGGTTGTGTGCGGCAAAGTTTCTTGCGTCTTGACGAGGATTAACCGCGTACCGTCCACGCGGACCACACGATAAAAATAATTGCCAATTTTGCCGGGTATATTCACAGCGCCACCACCCACCGATAGCCCCGTCCACGAACGGTCTGTATGGGGTTAATGCCGAACGTAGCGAGGAATTTTGCACGCATCCGGCAAATGTAAACATTTACATGGTTACTATCGCCCTCATACGACTGCCGTTCCGCAATAGCGCCGTAAGATATCGCCACATCCCCAGCTTTGACAATTGCCCACAAAGCGGAGCGTTCGTTAGGCGTAAAATAAACCGATCGTCCGTCCCGCTCGGGGTCACCGTACGGTCGAATTATAAACCCGTCCCGTTCGATCGGTTTATCAACCTCCATGTCGTACCCGCAATTCGGGCAGCAACCGCTCATGACCACAACCACCCGGCAAAATACACAATGCCGACCACACCGCCAAGCGCGACCGGGAAGTGCCACGGGTGTTCGTGCGTTCGGTTGATCCAAAAAGCGAACCACAGGGTAACGACGGCAAATACCGTGCAAACGTAGGCGATTACCGCCAGGACGGATAAAACATGGCTCATTTGCCCGACTCCCTGAGAGCGGTTACAACCTCGTCCATTAGATCGGCTGGTATTTGATAACCCGGCAAACCCTTATCGATGTAAATAGATGTCAAGTCGCCTAGACGTTCCGACAGCGTTGGCGGTTTGGGGAGCATGTCGTTAAGTTTCTCAATCGTTGGGGTTCCTTCAAACCAGCCACCTTTTAGAAACTCATCGCGAATATGCCGCACGGTCCGTTCGTCTGGTACGAATGGCCCTTCGGGGGCAGGAAACCATGTGGGCATGGCACGCGGGCGGTAACCGATAATGTCGGCAGGGTCTCCCCCGTAAGGGCGATACCAAATTGACTGACCGGAATACCGCGTGCCATCACGTAACAGCACGTACCCACCATCCCAATCAGTCGGCGCAGCATCACCACCCGGCCAATATTTAAAACCGGCGGACGTTGCTGCGTAATACGGATGGTCGGTGGGCAGATAGATAAATTCGATACAAGCCCATTCCTTCGATGAAAATTTTACAGACTGGGGAATAAGTCGGTTAGCAGGGGACACCAGCCATCCGTCCGTAAACCCCTCGGTCCGACTCCAGTCAAACGCCTGGTCCGTGGCCAGCCACTCCGGCCGCTTACCGTCAACGCGTATCGCTTCGCCAAATTCAACCATGTGATTCGCTCCCTCTAATTACGACCCGCACCCTATCGCCCCTTGACGTAACCGTCAATATAAATTATTGCGCCGTTGCGCAATTTCGCTTACGCCTACCGCCCATGCGCATTAACGTAGCAGATCGGATGGAAATTAGCGGCACCAGCCGCACGGCTGACGGCTACCTGGTGGCTGACGCTCCGTTCGCTCGGATTGGCATTTATGAATATGCCGGACGCGAAATGGGCATGCCCGAAAAAACTACAGTGAAAATTCAGCGCGACGGCGATGTGGTATTCTCCGATGCCTCAATGGCGTCGTTTTCTCATAAACCTATCACGCTCGGCCACCCCCCGGTAAATGTAAACCGGGACAATTGGTCAAAATTTGCAAAAGGGTACACTGGCGATTGGGTGAAGCAGGACGGCAAAGTTGTTCGCACGCCTATGATCGTTAAAGCGGGGGATGCGATCGACGCCGTTGAGGCGGGAACGGTTGAACTATCCGCCGGGTATAGTGTCGAGGTGGATATGACCCCCGGCATTAACGATGAAGGTGAAGCCTACGATGGCCGCATGGTAGGCGATATTATAGGCAATCATATCGCAATCGTACCGCGCGGACGTGCGGGCAGCATGTGCCGCATTGGCGATGCTTGGGATTTTAACGACGACGACAGTAAGGAAACCCCCATGACGACAAAGACCATTACGTTTGACGGGCTGCCCCTGCTCGTCACCGATGCAGCTGAGGCCGCAATTGCAAAGCGTGACGCACAGTTGCTCGATGCTGCCGCAGCGCTGACCGCCGAGCAGGGCAAAGTTGCCACGCTGACCACCACGATCAGCACGAAAGACGCTGAAATCGTGACGATCACCGCCGCTCGTGACGCCGCAGTGGTTACCCCCGCCAAGCTGGCCGAAATGGTCGCTGCACGGGCCGCAACGGTTGCTGACGCCAAGGTGCTTGCGCCTTCGCTGACCGTGACCGACGCGATGACCGACGCAGATATTCGCAAGGGTGTCGTGCTGGCAAATGTGGGCGATGCGGCCAAGGATTGGACCGACGAACAGTTTGCAGCATCGTTTGCCACGCTCCCCCGCGCGGGCGGTACGGCGATGACCGACGGGATCCGCGCCACTTTCCTCACACCGTCCGTTGGCTCACATGCCGCATCGGAATCGGCTTGGCAGGATAGCGTCAACGACCTCAATGCCAGCCGTACGGCCAAGTAAGGATTAGCGAACATGGCACTTCAGACCTCTTATACGCAGTTTCAGATTCAGGGCTTCCCGGGCATGTCAATGGACATGTCGGAGTGGGACGCCTCCACTAAGACTGCCACAGCAACGATCGCCTTTGGCGCCCCCGTCCAGCGTGTCGCTGGTGGCGGATGTGCACCACTGACCAGCGGCGAATATATCGGCATCGCGGCCGCACAGCACCTCGTAACCGGCAACGGCGATACGTACGTGCAGTACGATAACGTGCCGGTCGTCAATGAAGGCGTGTGGGGCGGCATCGCCAATGCCGCCTTTGCCGAGGGCATCGCGGTCAATTGGGATAGCGCCACGGGTCGCTGGACCAACGCCTCGGTTGCTGGTGCAATCTATGCCGTCCCCGGTGTCGAGGCTGAAACGGCTTCAACCGGTATCGGCGCGTTTTTCATTGTGCGGCTCCGCCGCGTGCCCTCGTAAGGAGCCACTAACATGCAGAATTTTCTCGATGCTCCACAGGCTGCGCTGGCGTACCTGACAAACCAGGCATATTCGATCAATCCGGTCGTTTATAAAACGAAATTCCCCGAATTGGATTTCGGCAAGCTGGTCTATGTCGATACGAGCGCTCCCGAGTGGACGCCCGGTATCGTTACGTTCATTTCGAACGGCGTGGGTAAGGCCGAATGGCAAGCCGGCGGCGCCAAGGATGTGCCAAAGGCCGAAGTTCAGCGCGATATCTCGACCGTCAAGGCGCACATGGCCGCCATTGGTTACGGGTATAATATCGAGGAATTGGGCCAGTCTCAGTTGCTCGGCATGAACCTTCCCGCCGATAAGGCAATGGCCGCACGTCGCGCCTATCAGGAGTTCATGTGGAACGTATCCCTTACGGGTGACGCCACCAAGAATTTGCTGGGCCTGGCTAACTCGGCTGGCGTCACCACGGGCACCGCGCCTGCGGATGGCACCGGTTCGGTTACGACATGGTTTGACGGTTCGGGTAACCAGACCAAGACCAGCGCACAGATTGTTCGCGACTTTAACGGCATGCTGACCGGCGTCTGGACCGGTTCGCTTACGGTTGAAATGGCGGATACGGTGCTTTTGCCGTACGATATCATTTCGTATCTTGGCGCAACGCCAATGTCCGGCACAAACAGCGAAACGATCCTTTCGTTCCTGCTTCGCAATAACATCTATACGGCAACCACGGGCCAGACGCTCCTGATTGTCGGTGTTCTCGGCCTCAACACAGCCGGTTCGGGTTCCACCCGCCGTGCGGTTGCGTACAAGAACGCTCAGGATGTTGTTAAGCTGCACCTTCCAATGCCGCACAAATTCCTGCCGGTTTATCAGGATGGCGCTTTTGCATACGAAGTGCCCGGCATCTTCCGGACCGCTGGTGTCGAGGTTATCCGCACTGGCGCATTCCGCTATCTGGACGGGATTTAAATCATGGCGAAATATACCCTCACGAACATCAGCAACGGTCCTAAGGTTGTTAACAGCACCCCGCCCGTTACGCTCCAGGTGGGCGAAACCCGCGCGGATCTGGAAATTAACGACGACGAAGCCTTGTCTCAGGGTGGAACGGGCTGGTTCGACGGTTTCGACGGCACCAAGGGTCTGTCCGGCTATAACAAGGCCGAACTGACCGACATTGCTTTGCTGGAGGGTGTGGAAATTGCACCCACCGCCAATAAGGCCGAGATTGTCGCCGCCATCGAAGCGAAGCGCGCCGAAAATAACTAAGCATACGTACCGGGGTGCCTCACGGTGCCCCGGTCACGGGCATAAGGGACCGTAAAATGTCGCTCAGTAATTCAATGGAAAACTACTTGCTGGGGCTGATTTTTAACGGCACCGCAATTCCCAATCTTGCCGACAATGCGGCATCGTCTCCCCTGACGAGCATTTTCATTGCGCTACACACGGCTGACCCTGGCGAAACCGGCACACAGGCGACCAGTGAGGCGGCATATACTAGCTACGCCCGCGTGGCCGTTGCGCGCACCACAGGCGGTTTCCCCGCACCATCTGCCGGCGCCATCAGCCCAGCGGCAAATATCGATTTCCCGGCGGGTACGGGCGGTTCGGGCACGGTGACTCATTTCTCGGCGGGTGCTGCGGTGTCTGGCGCGAGTGTCATTTATTTCAGCGGGACCGTTACGCCAAACATTGTCACGGGTACCGGGATTATTCCTAGACTCACCCCGGCGACAGTTTTTTCGCTCGATTAATTAGTCTGATATTTCATCGTAGGATGGCCCCACATGTCCAAACCCAAAATATCAGCAGCCGTAGGCACCTCGGCCAATAGCGTCGGCAACCCCGCGCTTGGACAACGTATTCAGCAAGCCATGTCCGACGCTGTAACTGCGGCGCATGAGGCCGGGATTACCGATGATGCCGAAGTGCGCGAATTGATGCTTGCGGCACGGGAAGCCGTAAAGGCCGAGTAGCGTGAATTACGCGGATCTCGTCAAATTTACCACAACGAAAACCGGCACAGGCTTGACGGGCTGGACGGGGTTTGTCGCGAACGATCAGGGGCGGTTACCTGCCGCTGGTGGCGTCATTGATGGTTTGCCCTATCCCGTCTTTGTTCAGGATAGCAGCGGGCGTATCGGCGGCACCGGGGTGTTCTCGGCCAGCGGCACGATAATGGCATTCACGCCTGTTACCGGCTCAATGATCACATTGAGCGGCACGGCTGTTGTGTACATTTCGCCGCTCGCATCCAATCTAAACCCCTGGTATTGGGCGCCCCCGCTCGCCTCGTCCGTTTCGCTGCGGTCTGGCGATGCCACCAACGTAACGCTGACCGATGATCCGGATGTTGGCCTGATTGCCGAATTGGCCGCTGGCGCTACGACGGGCTATCGGATGCGCGGTTATGAAATCACCGTCCCAGTATCGGGCGATTGGTGGGTGGCAATCCGCCTTCAGGCAAACCTCATTCCGCTCTCAAATGCTGGCGGGGTAGGCATCCAGGCATTCGAATCGGCCACGCTTAAATATTATGGCCTGCAACTGCAAAGCATCCTGCAGCTTCAGGCCCGTCGCGGTCAAATTGACGGCTTAACCGGGGCTGGTGCGACAACATTCACCACCACGGCAGGGCCTACCGCGTTCTTGCGGGTCACCTATAATTCCGCTGCGACGACATACACGCTAGCGTATTCGATCAGCGGAAAAAAATGGGTCAACATAGAGACCAGCCCAGCGCTCGGGTACATGACGACAAAGGCCGACAAGTGCTTCATCGGGATCATGCAGAACGATAACAGCGTTGCCCAGTCGTTTGTGGTTGATCATTTGAGCAAGAGCTTCTGATGCGCATTGCCCTCATCCGCACAAGTGACCGCACTGTTTGCCAGATTTGCGAGCTTGGAAGCGAGGTTTTTCCCGTTGGCGTTGACGTCGAATATTTGACCGAAGCTGATTGGGTCGATGAACCGCAAGACGGCGCGATCTGGAACGGCGAACGTCCCGCGCAATTCAGCATGCCGGTGCCGAGCAAAGTATCCAAGATGCAAATTCGCAACGCGCTTTGGGATTTGGGCGTCATGCCGGGGGTAAAAGCGTATCTTGCGCAGGCAGACGGGCGGACAAATGATGCATGGGATTGTGCCGATTACATCAGCTATGACGATCCGCTCATCAACATTGCAGCCCAAGCCCTCAACATCGATAAGGATGCGCTGTTTCTCTTAGCCGCTGCTAGTTAAATGCCCGGCTTCAACGGCATTGGCTTCGACCAGATCGGCGGCAGTGTCGTTGCGGGTGCTACGATATCGGCCGCAGTTGGCAGTGCAAGCGGTGCCAGCACAGTTACAGCCATTGGACGTGCTCTTGCTCCAGCGATCGGTGCGGCAAGCGGCACAAATACCACCACAGCGGTCGGTCGTGCACTCAAACCGGGCGTAGGCGCCGCCCCAGCCACAGGTGCCGCAACTGCAACCGGTCGGGGCGTACGACCGGGCATTGGTGCGGCACCCGCAACCGGAACGGCCCTGGCCACAGGTCGCGCGGTCGCACCGGCAATTGGTGCAGCGAGCGGTACGGGTGATGCGAGCGGGTCCAGTGGTGGGTCAACGGTATCCTCGGCGGTTGGCGCGGCCAGCGCAACCGGTACGGCAACAGCCACAGCCGCCGGTGTTGCCCCAGCTACAGGTGCCGCCAGCGCAACCGGCACGGCAAGTGCTACAGCGCGAGGCGTTGCGCCCGGCGTGGGCAGTACGGCCGCCAGTGGTACAGCAACAGCCGCAGCCGCCGGTATCGCCCCGGCGGTCGGTACTGCTGCCGGCACGGGCAACGCAAGCGGCGTTGCGCCGGGTGTCATAATTTCATCCGCTGTCGGCACGGCCAGTGCGAGCGGTGCAGCAACGGCCACGGGTCGCGCGTATGCGACTGGCGTGGGTATCTCCGCAGGGTTTGGCGTTGCGGTCGGTTTTGGGTCGTCGATATTCGCTGCTGTCGGTATTGCGGGCGGTGTCGGCACGGCCTATGCGTTGAGCGGAGAAGGTTTGCCCGTTCCGCCCCGCCGGACGGCATATAGTGGAGCGCGCGGCGGGCTGGCGGTGTCGGCATCTCGCAATCGTACCGCGTATAGTGTAGGATAATCATATGGCTATTACATGGCGCTCCAAAGACCCCGACGAAATTGATACACGGCGCCATGATTTTACGGCGTTTATGGATCCGGGCGAAGGGGTCGTTTCCTACACCGCGATTGTAATTGCCGGTACGGTGATTATGAACAACCCGCTCCCGAGCGTGGCATTTACCGATACCTATGCCGATTATATGCTTGCGGGCGGTGTCGATGGCGAAACAGCCGTGTTCGACGTGGCAATTGTCACCGACGCGGGCCGCCGTCTCGATGAAACAATCATCATGGGTGTGGTCAGCACGTACCAGCCCGTCGGTGTCCCCGGTTACGTGCAGCCCAGCGTTGCGGATTTGATCACGCGTTATCCGTCATTTGCGGCGGTGTCACCTGAGACAATCCAGGCGTATTTGACCGATGCGGCGCGTGATGTGGACGAGACGTGGACCGAGGGTGATTTTACACGGGCAATTATTGTCCGCGCGTGCGATTTGATGACTGCGCAAGGCATTGGTGTCAGTGAGGCTGGTGCAGCGCTCGGGTCGGGTCTGGCAAGCGTAAAAAGCGGCACGTTATCGGTCAGTTATAGCAGCGATGCGCAACGTGACGCGGCGGCCGGTATCAGCATTTATAGCCGTCTATGGGCGGAATTGGTCCAGAAAAACAAGGGCGGCCCGCGCGTCACCGTGCCAATATCGCTCGGATCCGGTTGCGTATTTCCCGCGCACGACTCGCCTTTGTTCGGTCATTATTAAGATATAGTGGCGGTAAATATGGTACGTGGGGTAACGCACCACTCAATGTCGCACACTTTTGAAAACGTCTCGTCCGTACATACCCGATAAATGGCCCGCGTCATTCCGTATCTGTCAATTTGCCAAGTGAACGGGCCAATTTCGCGCCCCATTGACATTTTCATAACGTCAAGCGCGCTTTGTGGCTGGCCGCTTACGACATAATCGCCGGGCACCACGGCGGGCCGCATCCGCTTAATCTGGACGGTAAATTCTTCAGTTGCGCCGCGATCGTCAGCCTCGGGCTTGCGGAATGATTGAGCGTTGAAGGCGTGTACGCCGGGGTATTCGTTAAATTGCAAATACCAGCCGGGCGTACCGTCACATAGCGCATTGCCGGCGGTTACGTTTCGCACACGGCAAATGTCGTTCATTTTTGGACCTTCGCCCGGAAAATATCCGTACCATGTGCCGTCAGCAATACAAACGGCCAAATCCCCAACGCGCCAATCCTCATTGATCGGTGGGCGCTTTTGCTCAGGTGGCTGGGGACGTTTGAAGGGCCACATGTTAGGTGTCTCCTGTACGGGCGCGGGTGATGGCGGCGCGGATGAGGGCGACAACACGAACATCCTCTGCATCGTGAATTCCGTTGATCGTAATTTCAGCGAAGGGGCCAAAGTGTTTTTCAGCGGCCTCCAGCGCTTCCAGCAATTGCGGTGCGGCGGCGATAAGGCGGGCGTTGGCGTGTATCTCTTTGTCGCCTCGCGCCGAGCGCCAGTATGTCTGCACGAAGCCGTCCCAGTGGACGATACCGCAATCGTGCTCGTCTGAGAAAACGCCGGGGCGCCCGCTCAATGGATTGCCGGCATCATCGATAATGACGCGCCATGGCCCCGGAGTATGCGCCCCGCTCATGATGCTGGGCTCGTGGGGGTGGAGACCTCTTGGTGCACAAGCGCCAAGGTTCGTTCACGGGCTTCGTCGCGAGACAGCCCACGATTGAGGAACATCACATGAGCTTCAGCATCACGTCGATCACCCCAGTGATGGCAGGGGACGAAGGTTCCATGGTGCGGGCCACGAAGGATGTAGCCGACTGAAGTCCAGCCTACGTTAAAGTCGCAGGGCTTGGTCTCCCACGGTAAGCTGTCGTCTGGCCTGTTGCCCATCTCGTATCTCCGTCAGGCTGGGTGCCTGTGCGAATCACTCTATATAATTTGACGCAACCGTCAACCCCTATAATTGCACCCGTGCGTGCGGCATGATACACCCTCGCCATGACGCTACAATCCATCATATCCGGCGCGCTATTGTCCGCACTGCCCCCGCTTTATCCTGAAGGCGTGTTGATCCGCGTGATTCGCACCGAGCAGCCTAATGGTGATGTTACAATCGTTACCCAATCACAGGCGGTTAAGGTGCAGCGCGAACCGGCAACGGAACGCATGCGCCAGGCGGCGGGCTATACCGATCGCGATACGGCTTTGATCGTTTTGCAGACTGGCGGTGTGCAGATAACCACCGATGACCAGATCACGGATGCCGAGGGCACCACATGGGCGGTCGCATCGGCTGAATACGACGCAGCGTTGTCGCATTGGGTGGTTCACGGTCAACCCGCTTAATTTGCCCCGTTGTTAGACTTTTGGGTGGGTACTTAATCCGCCGATCCCGGGCCACCTTTGATACTTCCGCAGTCTAACCATTATCAACAGTCGTGGGGCCGCCGTCTGCTTATGAATCCCAGGGCGGTGTGAAACGATGCTGCGCGCGGTTGACGGTATTGTCAATCTATATAATTGCCGCCCGCCTCGCACGGTGCTATACCGTCCGCAACTTTACACGGAGCAAAATCATGGCGGGCGTAACAGCGGATATTGGCTTGAACATTTCGGCCAGTCTGGTCGGCACTGGTGACCTCGGTAATCCCCGCCTGCAAATCGCCCCTGTGCGCGAGGCATTGCAGCTTTTACCAGGCACGCTCACGGTCGGTCAGGCTGACATTATGTTTGCCGATACGCGCACGCTGGCCGCTTCCGCAACGGAAAATCTGGACCTTACCGGCACGCTGATCAACGCCTTTGGCGCCACGATCAACGCTGCTGAAATTGTCATGATTTACATCAAGGCGGCAAAGGCCAACGTCAACAGCATCATCGTCGGCAACGTCGCAAACGGCTTCGTCGGTCCGCTTGGCGCGACTGGTCAATATACGATCAAGCCGGGTGAATATTATCTGGCGGTCAGCGCGAGCGGCTGGGGCGTCACTGCTGCCACCGCCGATCTGCTCAAAATCCTCAACGGTGGCGCGGGTACGGCGGTTTCGTACGATGTGGTTATCATTGGCCGTACGGTCGCTGCGTAATGGCTCGGTGGCGCTTCACGAAAGACTATGATCACAAGTGGCCGTCGCGGGCCGTATCGGCGTATAAAGCCGGTTTTGTGGGCGTGCTCAAACGTGAAGTGCTGCTAGGCGCTCAAGCGCGCAACGCTGTTGAATCGGTGGATCCGCCAGAGTCCGATAATGGCGGCGAATGATCCGACCCTATACGTCCGGCAAGCAATCGTTACCCGGCTTAAAATCGATGTGTCGGCCGTTGCGAGCCGGGTTTATGGTCGATCGCCACCAGCGGCACCCGTCTGGCCGTTTATCCGCGTGGCGGTTGACGACGTGGAACCGTTCACGGCGCAATGCCTGCGGGGCGCAACGGTCAATCTAACAGTCCATACATTCGCCAAAGGTGACGAGGATAACGCCGTAGCGTTGCTCAATCGGACCGTTGCTGATGCGCTATCGAGCAAACCGCTGGTGTTGACCGACTCGCCTATTCCGGCTGAGTTACGGCGCATGCAATGGTTGCGGTCGCAAATTATTCGTGATACCGACGAGGCCACAGGATGGCACGGTATCGTTTCATTCCAAGGAACCGTTAGCAGTTAGGGAGCCACACCATGGCCGTACCGAGTGTCATTGAAGGCCGTTTTGTCGTTATCTCCGCTGGTGACGGCGCCGGTCCCGAAGTTTTCACGCCGCTTTGCGGTTTGTTCGTTACCGCTTTCAATCGCACCGTTAACAGCCAGGACCGCGCGCTGCGCGACTGCACCAATCCGACCGAGATTCCTTGGCGCGTAACGATCGTCAATTCCAAGCAATTCGATATCACGCTTGGCGGTGTTTATAATCTGGACAACCGCGCCACGATCGATGCGCTTTGGGGCGAAAAGGTCAATTATCGCCTGACCATTTTCGAAGACGACGGCATTACGGACGTTGGATATTGGGAAGGCAACTTCACGGCCACAGCGGTCAATAGCGGCGCACCCGAAACGGATCTGACTTCGCTTGAAATTACGCTGGCTTCAAACGGCCCCGTATTGTGGGTTGACGCTACCTGACGCTCGGTAACGGACCGCTTTGCTGGAAGTGCTTGGCGGTCCGTATTAATATTATGCAGCGCCCTCCATGCAGATTGCCTCGAATTGCGCGAGTCGAACGGCTTCCATAATTTTTTCGAAATTTTCCGCCGTCTGGTGAGTGGTCCGACCCCGCCGACGTGGGCCGCTTTCCACTCGCTCCAGCAAATCCGCGCACATACGCTTGATTTCGTTTGTGGCTACGACGCGGCGCTCCACTGGGTCCATATGAGCGTTCATAATGAAAGGCCCCCTCAGGCCGTTCGGACATTGGCGGAATGCCGTCCGATAACCAACACATACGAGCGTTTGACCGCCCCGTCAACCCCCTAATTTGACAATACCGTCAATGCGCCCCATACCGCCTGCATGCAGACACATTTACCGCTGCCGTTCGCGGACGGCACTTATCAATTTCGCCTCACTCTCCCCGGTATTGCCGAGGTGCAACGTAAAACCGGCGTGGCGTTTGGCCTTATGCTGCCGCTGCTCACACAGGGCGTTTACGTTGATCAGGATGGCAATATTGCGCAAGGCGACCCGACCGCGACCGGCGCTTGGACGCCTGAACTGGTTTATGAAGTGCTGCGCCAGGGTCTCATAGGCGGCAAGTCGGGCCTTGTAGATGGCGAGCCGGTCGAGGTAACGGCGCTGGTGGCAAATGCGCTTATCGAGGCATATGTGCTTCCCACGCCCATCTATGCCCACTGGATAACGGCGGTCAATGTTGTCCGGGCGTTCATGGTGGGCTTTGTCCCCCCGGTCCCTCAACCGGCGGCGGCCGAGGAAAAACGCAAACCTCGGAAACGCTCAACTACGCCGCGTACCTAACCGACTGCGCAATGATGAATCGTGACCCGGCGTCTATGACGTATTGGGAATGGCAAGCGTTACTATGGACGTGGAACGATCGGCACAATCCCGACAAGAAGTCACGACCGGCTGAGAATTTGCCAAAGATCGATCCGCGCCGTGCTGCTGCAGCTATGGCAAAGGTTGCGGCACGGGATGCGGCATGATACCGTGCGCGCATGTCCCGCTTTGGCAAAATTCTCCGCTCGGCAGCGGGCGCGCAACTGGAGCGGGACATAGCCCAAGCGCTATCGGTTGCGGCTGACCGTGTGAAAACGGAATCACAAATATCAATCACGACCGGCGCGGTCAGTGGTGCCGCTCACGTCCCGTCTGCGCCAGGCGAACCCCCAAATAACGATACGGGCGGTCTTGCTGCGTCCCATGAGGTTGAGCCGGTGGCGTGGAACCATTATCGCGTGGTCGTTGGCGCCCGGTATGCCGTGCCGCTCGAAACCGGGTCGTCTCGCATGGCGGCCCGTCCATTCCTTGGGCCAGCGGCACGTAAGGTCCGCCCGGCAATGAACAAATTAGTGGCTCGTGCTGTAAAACAGGCGGTTGCACGCGCGGTCAGGAGTAACCCATAATATGGCGATTGTTGCCGAGGAACTGGTTGCCGATCTGATCGTGCGGAGCGGTAAGCTACGTACCGAAATGAACAGCACGGCTGGTTTTTACGATCAAAAAATCAACCAGATGGACCGCAGCACAAAGCGGCTGGCAACGGACGTGGTTGCGTCCAATAACCGCATTGCTGGGTCGTTCCGTGGGCTGGGCACGGCGCTCGGCGCGGTGTCGATCGTGGCACTCGCATCCGGCCTGTTAAAATTGGCCGATGCTGCCAAGAATATCGATGCGCAGTTACGACTGGCAACGGCGGGTTTTGGCACGTTCGGCCAAGCGACCGAGGATGTGCGGCGCATCAGTGAGCAGACACGCGCGGGGCTAGAAGAAACCAGCCAGCTATATGCAAACTTTGCCCGCAACGGTAAAGACCTTGGTTTGACACAGGCTCAGGTGGCGCAGGCAACAACCACTGTTGCTCAAGCGTTCAAAATCAGTGGTGCAACGACTGTGGAAGCGGCGCAAGGTACGCGCCAGCTTGTCCAGGCGCTACAGTCCGGCGTGTTGCGTGGTGACGAATTTAACACGATAATGGAAGCGGCCCCCCGTCTCGCAAAGTTGCTGGCGGATAGTCTTGGTGTACCGATCGGCGCATTGCGCAAGATGGCCGAGGAAGGAAAACTGACCGCAGCGGCGCTATCTGCGGCGCTTACGGATACGGAATTTACCAAGGTTCTGGACGCTGAATTTAAAAAATTGCCGATCACTTTTGATCAAGCAATGACTAAAATTTACAACAGTGCAATTGTCACGTTCGGAGCGTTTGACCAAGGCGGCGAATTTTCCACAGCAATTGCAAATTTTATCGTCAGCGGGTCGGACGGTTTTGAAGACCTATCTAAAGCCGCTGAGAATTTCGGTATCGGCGTGCGCGGTACGCTTGAGGGGTTGGGGTCCGCCTTTTCGCCCTTTGTCGATGCGGGCATCGCGGCATTTGAAACGCTTGGCATATCGCTGGCAAATTTTAGCGCTGACGGCCGTAAGGAAATATCCGGCTTGCTCGGTGCGCTTGATCAATTCGACAAATGGGCCGGATTTAGCAACGGCATAAATGTGTTCGGTACGCAAATCGGCGGTAACGCACAGGGCCGTTTCGACGCGGCCGGTCGTGCCTCGGATGCACGCCTACAAGGTAATGCCCGCGATCGGATGGCGAATGATCGGTTTGGCTTCGGGCCGGGGGGTCTGCAGGGTTTCGTCCAGAACGGCTATGGTACAGGTGCGGGCCTTACAGGCGGTGGGCGGCGTACACCGACCGCAACGGGCGGCAGTGGTCGCAAGCGTACCGGACGCACCGCAGCCAGCCCGCTCGACCCGGAGGCATTTGCGCGCGAGGAAGCGGCCCTAAACGCGGAAATTCTTGGTGAAAAACAGGACGAATTGGCCGAGGCGCAAGCCCGCACCGCTGAAGCAATCCGCCAGATCAACGCGGATAAGAAATACACCGATGTACAAAAGGAGCGGCTGGTTGCCCTCACTGGTACGCTCGGTGCGGCGCAGGAAGCTGCCATCGCTGCAAAACGTGCCGCCAAAGCCGAGGAAGACGCCGCAGATGCCCGCGTATCCGATCTGGAAAACCAGCGTGACGTGATACGCAGTGCCGACGGTATAGCCGACACGCGCCAAAAGCGGCTGGACCAAGAACTGGAATTAATCCGGATCGGTTACGCCATCGAGCGGGAAAAATTGAACGAATTGGCGCTGTCGAAAGATGTGGCCGAAGCGACCCGCGCCCGCGCGCGTCTGGCGTTGTTGCCCACCCTCCAGCAAAATGAGGAAGCCGGCGTTCGGCGCGACAACGAATCGCCATTGGCACGTTATCGGCGCGATATTGCCGAAATGGGCAATAATTATAATGATGAATTTGAGCGCATACAGGTCGATGGTCTGGACGCGCTCAATGATGGCATTACCGACACGATCAGCAATGTGATTAAATTGGGTGGCGTTTTTGGTAGCGTCGTCGATCAGATAGTTGCTGATCTTATCCGCGTGGCTGTCCAGCAAGCAATTATCAAGCCGCTTACAAACGCGCTGGGCGGGCTGTTTGGCGGTGGTGGAGCGGGTGCCATATCGAACCTGGGCGGCAATTCGTTCAGTGTCAGCGGAGGCGCATTTACCCCCGGTCGTGCGTCTGGCGGTCCGGTCAGTGGTGGTAAAATGTACCGCGTGAACGAAGCCGGCGGGCCTGAGTATTTCCAACCATCGGGTGATGGGCGGATAATTCCACTTGGTCAAGTTGCGCAATCCGCGTCCGCCATGGAGTCGGGCAGTCCGACCATCATTGTCAATATTCCGCAGAATAACAATTTTGCCGGTGGCGCTGCAACGCAAGAGGATGTTGTACGTATGGCAAGCCTCACGCGCGAGTCGGCTATACAAGGCACGATCGAAGCGCTAGGCAGGCGTTCACGATGACCGATTACGCTTGGCCTGAGGGGTTGTGTCCCGATCGCGTCAGTTTCTCGCTTGAGACGCAGACGGGCCGCAACGTGTCGCCTCTTACGCGCCAGCAAAAGACATATGAATTGACCGCGCCGCTATGGCGTTGCACAATTATGTTCACCGGCAACTATCGTGGCGTGCGCGGCCGTAATGACCCGTACGGTCAGCAGAATATCGGCGGTCGGGTTGACGCATTACTGGCAAAGTTGCGCGGTGGCGCAAACCGGCTGTCAATTTATGATTTTGATCGCCCGTTGATCCGCGGCACCAATGATGGATGGTCGCTGACAAATACGGCTGTTGCGGCGGGTGCCGAGACGGCCACCATTTCCGGTTTCATGCCAAATACGCCCGCGTTTCTCGCTGGTGACTATGTGGGCGGTGACGGTCGGCCGCATCTGGTGCTGGACGATGTGACGGCCAATTCTAGCGGTGTGGCGACAATATCCGTTTACCCGCCTTTCATCGCATCCATTGCGAGTGGCGCCATGTTGTACGGCAAAGCCCCGGGCTGGTTCCGTCTCACAGGTGACGAATACGGCCAGGTCATGCCAGACCTTGGCGGTGACGTGACATATCAGCTAGAATTTCTGGAGGATCCGTACAGTGGCGCATGATCTGGACCCCGCCCTACAAGCGGCCATAGACGCGCCGTCGGTCCGCCCGTTCCTTGCAATCCATATCGATTTACCCGATCCGGTCCGCGTATTTACCGGTCAGGGCACAATGCTGGTCGGTGGTCAAACTTTTATCGGTGGTGCCGGGTTCGGGTCGATTGATACTATATCGGAAGGCACCGACGGATCGGCCGTTGCGGTTCGTGTAGCGCTTTACAAGATACCGGCGGAGTTGGCCGCTGACGTGGAAGCACAGGCCACCAAGGGCGCGCTTATGGAAGTGTTCCTAGGCGCACTCACGGCTGATTTTCGCACGGTTGTCGGGTTCAAGCTGGTCTGGAAAGGCCGCCTCGATACTTACGAAATTAACGACGGTGGCGAATCGCTGAGCGTGACGATTACCGGTGAAAGCCGGATGCGCGATCAGCGGCGGCCGGCAATCAAACGCTACACGAACGAATACCAGCAACGCAAATATCCAGGCGATAAGTTTTTTGAATACGTGCCGCAAATGGCCGAAATTCCCATTTTATGGGCACGCGCGTCACAAGACGCCACGGGTGGGGGTGGGGGTGGCTCAGGCGGCGGGTCGCTTGGCGGCAGCGGAAACGCTTACCTATGACCCTTGACTGGCGCACCCGGCAATGTGCCGATACCCCTGTTGAAACCGCCAGCGCTATTACCGGTCGTGACATATGGGCCGAATTAGGCGGACGACCCGGTAACTGGCGGGAAGCGGCAGACCTGTATCGTCGGTGCAATGCGCGGTCATTGGTGGAGGTGGTCAGCACCGTTTTAGGGCAACCGGTACCTGACGTGCGCGTGGCGCGACGTGGCGATATCGCTATGGTGCGCGGGTGCCTTGGCGTGGTGCGCGGTGACGTGATAGAGTGCGAAGGCGACAACGTACCGTTACGGGACGCGCAAGCCGTCTGGAGACTGTAATTTGGGTAAAGTCGTAAAAGTGGTTATCGGTGTGGTCGTTGCGGTCGGCATTATTGCGCTTGCTGCACCGACTGGTGGTTTGTCGCTCGGCTTGGCGGCAGCGCTCGGCACGTCTGCGGCTGTGGCGTCGGCAATTATCGGGGTCGGCCTGACTTTAGTTGCCGGTATCGCCATGAAGGCGCTCGGCCTGACTCCGCGTATTGGAACACCATCGGCGGGCAACGCTGCGCCCACGATATTTCGCCAGGCCATTGCAGAGTCGCATATCGTGTACGGTAAGCGCCGCGTGGGCGGTTTGATCGTATTTTTCCACCCTCGCACAGTTGGTGGTCTCTATTATCGGTATTTCGTAATCGCACATTGCGGCCATCAGGTGCAGGGCAACCCGGTCTGGATGCTCAATGACGAGATTGTAACGGTCAATTCAGGCACAGGACTGGTAACGTCCGGCCCGTATGCAAACGCCGCGTGGTTGTGGTTTGGGCGCGGGACGGCCAGTGAGACGGCCAATGCCGACTTTGTGGCTGAGTGCGCCGGAAAATGGACCACAGCGCACAAAGGCAACGGGGTCGCAAAGACCTATGCGCGTTTCAAGATGACTGACGAGGTTATACAGGCCGGTATGCCAAACATCACGGTCATCATTGATGGGCGTGACGAGGTGCGCGACCCGCGGACCGATACGATCGGCTATAGCCGTAACGCCAGCATGATTTTTAACGACTGGATGCAAATGCCGCGTGAGGAAGGCGGCTTTGGTGCCTATGCGGATGAAATGCCTGATGACGTATGGCAGTCGGCACAAGCGAACGTGTGCGACGAAACGGTGCCCGCCGAGGTTGGCACAGAAGCGCGGTATGCGCTCGATGCGGTCATTGTGACCGGTTCCGCCCCGTCTGATATTCGCGATACGTTGGTGGTCAATTGCGCCGGCTCGTTCACTTATAGCAGTGGCGTATTTTTGATGCGTCCGGGCTATTACGTGCCGTCGATGCACACATTGACCGAGGGTGACGTTGCCAGCGCAATAACGGTCAGCCCGTTTGACAGCGGAGACAGCACCGCAAATCAGGTGGCTGGCGTCTATGTCAGCCCCGATCAGGGGTATAGCGGTGCAGCATTTAACACTCAGGGCGCGCCGCTGACCGACATTCGCCAGATGGATCTGGATTTGCCGTTTGTTACAAGCCGGTATCGGGCCGAGCGCATTGCATCGATTATGCTACGTCGCGCCCTTGCGGAAAAATCCGTAACGTGGCCGATGAACCTTGCGGGTCTACCGGTCGGAACGCTCGATAGCGTCACGCTCGATACATCGCGCTACAATCTGTCAAACTATGAGTTTACTGTGCGCAATTGGGACATAACGGCTGACTATGGTATCGTCCTATCGTTGCGTGAGGAAAACGCCGAGATTTACGACGAGCCGACCCATTATGCGGTCGGTGCCGTTCCGACGATCGATAGCGCAACACCGATCAGCACCGGCCAGGTGTCCATATCGCTCCCCACCGTCCTGACGTACCCAGCGGATTATCTCGGCAATATCGTTACGTTGGATCCAGATGTGATTAGTCCCTTGGTGACGCAAAGTGGCGTATCGCTTAAACTGTCCGACGCCACAAACTACTCGGTGTCAGTGGCCGGTGTGACTGGTATGTTGGATAACACCAATGGGTCTAGCACAAAGGGTAATTACACCCTTACGAGCATTGACAGCAATTTTGCGTCGGTGACCTATACCATCACGGTCAACGGCGTCACGTTCCCGCCAATTACGGTCCCTATCCAGAAACAAATAGGCGTCCCCCCGTCACTAGGCGGCAGTGGATCGAAAATTGCCAGCGATAACAGTTTCAACGCGATTAATACGACCAGCTATGTCGCAATTACCGATACGATTATCGTCACCCTTGCATCCGGTGAATCGCTATACGGCACGGCACCGCTGGATTATAATGTATCCGCATCGGGCGGTATTGTTGAAGCGCGCACCGCAACGGCGCAATGGGAATATCGTCTGGTCGGCGCCGGGTCGTGGTTGAACATGGGAACGGGCATTACCGGCAGTCTCGCATACTCAAGCGGCAATACCGGCGGCTTTGAACCGGAGCCGATCGCGGCGGTGCCGGGGCATGGTGATTTTAATCAAAGCGTAGGCGGATTGACGGCGGGCGATTACGAATGTCGCCTGTCTGCTCATACCAACACGACGGGGCGCGACGTGACGTTCAACGGCGTTGCCACGATTGAGGCTAAGGTGTAAGGGCGGAACATGGCAACAAGTACAGACGGCGCAGGGCTTCTGCACATCCGCACACCGCGGCAACGGTCGTTCTCCCGAACGATCACGTTCAAAGCCGTTGACCTGTCCGCGCTGACATGGAAAGCCGAGATTCGATCAGTGTTGATTAGCGGTCCAGACGTGCCCGCACTTGTACAAGAAATTACCGTTTCAGATAGCTACGTGGGGACCGATACGGTTGTGGAGTTGTCGATTAGCGCTGCCGATATCCAAGATTTACCATCGTCAGAACGACCGAATGATGACTTACAATTATGGTGGTCGTTGATCGCCGAGGATGGTCGGGTTTTGTACGGGCGTTTCATCGTTGAGGGGGATGCAACAGAATGAGCGACGTTGACGTTACTCTGACTGGTGACCCGATTTTGGTTACTATCGATGATGAGATTATCGAGGTAGTTGTTGCTCTGCGCGGTCCGATCGGTCCCCCTGGACCGGATACGGAGGATGCGTTAGCGCTGTTGGGTGAACCTGAGGGCGCGGGTATCGTTGGCTATGACCCCGCCGAGACGTACCCTGATGGTACGGTTGGTGCGGCTCTTGTGGACGTGCCATATGCAGCCAGCGCCATGTACGAGCTAAAAGACCGACCGCGCCCGTCATTGCGACCTAATGCGACATTCATCGCAGCGTTGCTTTCCGGCACGACAAATGGTGGGATACTTGGCGACAGTATATCTGATGCGTCAGGTACATCCTATGCGAATAGCGCGGTGGCCTTGTTGCAATCGGAATTACGCAGGCGATATCGTTACCATACGTGGAATTTTATTAACCGGTCTATCGGGGGGCGCAGCACTGCACAACTTGCGGATACCACTTATGTGGCCGGCGGTGGGGGCGGTCAGTTTACCGTTCCAGCCCCTACAGGTTTGACCCGTACAACCAATATAAATTATTGGACCACAGGTTCAGTCAACGGGAAAACATGGCTTAATCATGCTAAAGACGACGCGCTGGATTGGGTATTTCGTTTAACAGGCGAAAATGACGGAACCGATTCGTTTCCGTATTCTACCAATTCACAGACGATCGTGGACCTCGTAGGCGGTACTCGTCCAGACCTGCCGACATTTAACTGGACAAAATTACCGTGGATGGTTTTAAAAGCCGGGGTGATTACCGCGGGCGTATCGGTCAACGACCGCCGCGGTCGTCAGTCGCTTGCTGATTACGACCGCCATTACGCAATTCGCAATGGACTCGGGTTGCTCGACTGGAATGCTTACGAACAAATGTTAGTCGCTGGCCGCCGGGTTGAACTGCGCCCGTGGGATGACACGAGCGTATGGCAGGCAGCGTGGGGAAACCCCTCACTATCTGGCACGACCGGCACTTTCAATAAATCTGGCACCTCCCTGACCGGCAATGGCGCGGTTCGATTTTTCACACCAACGCGGGATTTACGTTTCAGCGCTAACATAACTGCAACCGTAAGCGGGTCTGTATATCTGATCACCGCACGGGAACGGCCGAGTGAGGGCGGGTGGTCTATCCAAGGCGATCTGGACAGTGGTTATATCCGGCTTTACAGTCGTGGAGTATTAACGGCACTCACCGATCCGCCCGTGCCGGTAACTCCCGTCAACACGGCCGTATGGGTTTATGTAGAATTTGATGCTGCATATATCCGAGTTTACCACAATGGTACAAAGGTGGCAGATTGGTTCTACCCCGCCGGTATGGAAGAGGGTACATATCAGATTGGATGGGCTGCCGGTCAGGGCACGTTTGCTAACACCGAGATCGTGGCTGCACCAGACACCCCAGCATCTTTGCCGTTTTTCTCAGACGCACAGATATATTCGGATACTCTACACCACCCTAACGGTTTGGGTGCGCGTAAGATTATTCATGCCTCGGTTATGGATTTTCTTGATGATTTTCATAACGATGTGATGACTCGGACGTACCCAATCACTGCGCGCTCCACTGCCAATATTGTGGCGGCTGATGCGGCTGCGGATGTGCCGGGGGCATCCGTGACGTTCATGGCGGGCGTTTTGCAGGATATCCCGGTATCAATCGAGTTTGGGTATCTAAATTCGGCTGGAGCGTCGGGTTTAGTTATTTTACAACTTGATGGTACCGCGCAAGTTAGTTGGTATTTGCGCCCCACCGGATCCGAGACAGAAAATCGCCAGGAGACGTGGGAGATTATGCTACCTAATGTTCCACCGGGGCTTCACACGGTGAAATTGCTGTGGAGCAAATTAGGTGTTACCAGCAACGGTGACGGTAATACGCGCAGAATTACAGCACAGGTGAAACCAGCATGATTGCGCATCATAAAACCAAACTTGACGGTGGCGCCGAACTGCGCGTGTCCAAGGAATTGCTCGCCTCAATGACTGCAGAGGATCGTAAGGATCTCCTAGAACGCGAAAAGGAGCATCACCAGAATCTCTGGCCGGACAAGCAAGCGGCGCGTAATATGTTTCGCCCGGTTGAAGTAAAACAGGACTATCCCAAATGACCGCACACGAACACGCCAAACATATTCGCAACACGCTCAAACGGCTGGAAGCGGCCATGCGCGAGCACCACAAAGCGCTCCAGCAAGCCCTTGAAGAATTGGGACCAGGTGCGGGTATCAGCGGCCCGGATATCGGCGTGCTGGGCGGCGGAACGAATAAAACCGAATGATCTTTTACGGCGCCTTGCTCGCGTTCACGCTTTGGGCGACATGGCGCGATGTTGACCTGCGATGGGTGGCGTTCGCGCTATTCGCATCGTGGGCAATGTCCAACTTTATCTGGCATTACGGCACGCCACACGACCGCCCCGGCGTGTACACTATGGCTGAAATGCTGGTCGCCTGTGCAGCATATATTGCCGGTCGGTCATCAATTTGCGCCATTGCGGTTGTTTCTGTCTGCGCAAATGTGGCGTTTGCCTCTATCATTAACCCCAATGTCGGCCATATTAGATTATATGAGCAGTTAACTAATTGTTTTTTCATGCTTGAATGTCTTCTGGCAATTCGAGCGGGGTTATCTGATGTTCATTTCTTTGGTTGGTTTGGCGTTCGTGGGGTGGCTGCTCAATCGCATGCTGACCGCCCGTGATAGACATAGCGACGGGGATTGAGGCGGTCCGCCCGTACATCAGCACCGGGGCAATAGTGGCACTGCTTGCCATAGCGTCACGTCTGTACCTGACCAATCGCAAAATGAGCCTTGACGGTTACGGGCCGCTTATCGAAGCGCTCCAGAACGATGCTAAGAATATCCGTGAGTTGCTTTCCGCATGTCAGGAACAACACCGCTCGGCCGCCCGCCAGGCTGATGATTTGAGAAAAGAGGTGGACGGTCTGAAGCGTGCCATTGCGCAAAATAGCCAAAGCACGGCTTTTCAGATAATCGCCAGGGATGACGACAATGGATGACGCAGCACTATTCGAGGTAATCCGGCAAATTAAATGGGCCGGACCGGGTAAATTGACACAGGTCGAGGTGGATGCGGTAAATGCCGTGTTGCACCCCGCTCCATCCCGCCCGTTTGACGAAGCGCGGTTTTTTACCATATTGCGCGCCTCTCTTGGCCCGTTTGATCAATCTCAAGTGGATGGTTTTAAAACCGTGCTGGCGGCCACGTTTGGTGCCCCAATTGCATACGCCGCATATATGCTGGCAACGGCATGGCACGAAACCGCATTTACAATGCAGCCCGTGCGCGAGGCGTATTGGCTCAGTGAGGAATGGCGCAAGCAAAACCTCCGATATTATCCGTGGTATGGGCGTGGCTATGTTCAACTGACGTGGGAAGCGAATTACATCAAAGCCGATGCGGAATGCACCGCTGCCGGAATGATTAAAGCGGGGCAACTTACCGCCGATCCAGACGTGGCAATGCGGCCAGACGTAGCGGCGTTTATCATGCGCCACGGTATGGACGCCGGGTGGTTTACTGCCAAGAAAATGTCGGATTATCTGCCATCGAGCGGACCGGCGACTCTTGCACAATTTACGTCGGCACGTCGCATAATCAACGGCACGGATAAAGCGGAAAAGATTGCCGGTATCGCCATGACGATGCAAGGCGCCTTGGGGTGACCGAGCGAGAGCTAGACGCCATGTTGCGGCGGCTCATGTCGCCCATCCCGGCGTCGGCTGCTACGGTTGACCGTTTGACCGATAAGCATGTGCTGCTCGCAATTGCTATGGGCCTGGTTGTCATATTACTGGCTATCATCCTCGGCTTGTTTCTCACGCCGCGCGCTTTGCCAAATTGGGCTGAAAATGTGTTCGTGTCGATCGCCACGGCCAGCGCTTTAAAGCTTGGCGATTGCGTCAATGCGATTGTTGCTTTATCCAGCGGGCGGTCAGTGGAGCGTCTCGGCACACAACTTGCCAGCACGACACCGACACCGGACATAGCGGCCGCCACTGGAAAGCCCGAGGATCCGGTTCACACCGTTGAGGAAAAACCGCTATGATCAAACGCACCATTGGCCTGATTAGCCGCCGCTATCGGTTCCGCCCCAGCATCACCGGTTTGTGGGTATCCAAGGCATACGCACTGCTACATCCCGCAACGACCGTCCGTGAGCGCGTGTCATGATTATAACGTGGCTGGCCGGCATTGTCGGTCCGCGCCTCGTTCGTCCGGTTTTAATCGTTGGGGCGGTGTTGCTGGTATTGTCGGTGCTTGGCGTCGGTAAATGCGTGTATGATCGTGGGGAGCGTGCACAAGTGCGTCAGACCGAGCGTAGCAGTGAAGCCATTGCCGATGCAGCCGAGAATGCCGTTGCCGTAATTACGAACCGTACCGAGGCAGACCGCGGGTTTGACGCGATCGTATCGGAAGCTGCAAAGGATATCGAAAATGCGCCAAATGCCGCTATTGCTCATGACGCCGCTCTTTCTGCTGTGTGTCAGTTGCCAATCTATAGTAAAGACCCCGCCTGCACGGTGCGTTAGTCTCATCCCCGCCGCTTGGAGCGGTGGCGTCCCCGGTGCGCCATTACCGGTTGCGGTTGCGGGTGGCACACCCTTGGAGCAAGCGCTGGAAACGGCTAAACGTGCCCTTGCGTGGGGTGTGGCTCAAAGCGGGCAGCTATCCAAGGCAAATGGACGCATTGGCGACACGATCGATATTTTCGGACGTTGCGAGGCGCTGGTTAACGCTGCTCGGTAGTGTCAGAGAGCGATGCGCGGACACGTGGGCGATCCTCAAACGCCGCATCTATGCTCTGCACGATTTCATAGTGGGAGAGGAGTCGCCCATCCTTGCTTTCGTGATAGTATTCGCTGTCGTTCATGCTGAGGTGGCTAAGTATGAAGTACGGAGCTTCGTCGGAGAAAACGCCTTCCCGGATCACCTGCTTGTACATGTAATGCCGCTTTCTGCGGGCACCGATGAAGTGAAACACTTTGATGATGTCGCCGATCATGATTTCCCGGCCATGCTTATCGTACAGCCCCTCACTCAACTCCCCCGCGATCTCGCGCGCCTGGTCGGTCATGGGGTTTCTCCGGGGATATTGGGGCCGGTATCCGGTTTGAGGGAATAATCCCCGGCTTCGTGGACCGAAGGCCATATCACGCGAACAACCTCGTCCAGCGGCGTGTTGAGGAATCTCCAAGGCAGGCTGGCCACAATCCAGAAATCATCATCCACACGAATGTAAATTACGCCGTCCGGATATCCAGGGTTCTGGCCGGGGGCAAATAGCTCGCGGTTGAAGTCCCATGAGGGGATTTCATCGTGCCAACCGTATAGAGGCGCGTCCTTGCTCTCGGCTTTCCATCCCAGCAGATCCATCACTCTCCCCCTTCATCGCGCGCGGGCGGGGTGGCGAGTTCGAGCCAAGTGTCTGCATGGCATTCCACATCGAGAGCACACCAACAGGCCAAATTCTTGCCGCGCAGTTCGGCAGCGCGATCCATTAAAAAGGCGCGGTCTGCGTTCGACATGGAGGCGATGTCAGCATCGAAGTCGGCCTTGGTGGACCCCGCGTAATTTCCGTAGGGGCTAGGGCGGCTGACCTTCACCGTATTGGGCGGCATCCGCCAGCCTTTGGTGCGACGTAATTGAACGCGGATCGGCATCACCTTCCTCCTTGCGGGGGGGGTTACGGCGACGCGAATAATCTCCAGACATCGTGGGCAGCAATGAGCCAGAATTGCGTTCGTTTGCCGATCCAGCGCCTTTCGCAGTTCGTCCGCCTCACCCCGCGCGGTTGCTGCGCGTTCGTCGGCGTAGGCGAGCATTGCGCGCACGACATTCGGATAATATTCTGTGTCCACGTCCCTGCGAATGTCAGCGGCAATAGAATCGCGACACACCCCGCCGAATTTCTCAACGGTCTGCGCAAATATCTCCCGTGCCCGTGCCCGCGCATCGTTCTGGTCGGTCATGATGGGTCTCCGGGGTGGCGTTCGAACGACAGCGCGGCCAAAGCAACGAAGACCAAAGGGTAAGCGAAGATGAACCCGCCCCACTGCCAAATTGCGGGAGGCCAGATGTTGAGCCACGCCCCGGAGGCAATGCCACAAAGGAATATGGTGCGTCGTTTCATTTCAGAAAGTCCATGTTTTGTCGGCCAAAACCTCTTCAAGTGTCCGCTCGCCGCGATCCACCGCTTGCAAATCAGCGACCTTTTCGCAGTGCTCGCGATGCGAATTCCATTCACTTGCGGCGTTGGATTTTGCGCCTTTGTTCATCCACATGGCCGACTGCCAGCCACATGAGCAGGCGCACTGAACCCCGATACTGAAACGAGCTTTGTGGTCGGGATTTGTTTTGCGTCGAGCCATTTCACTTGCCTCCGTAGTTGATATCACCTAAATAGATGATATCTTTTACGAGTGCAATAGGTGATATCAACAAAATGGCAGGCTTGGCAGAAAAAACGATATCACCTATCCCGGCATCCGTGGGCAGGCCGCGAATCAATGGGGAGCAGACTCCCGCACGCTTCCGTGACGGCACCCTTGCGCGGATCGACGCCATGCTGGTGGACAATGAGAAGCGTTCCGACTTCATCCGGGAGGCCGTGGAGCGCGAAATCAAGCGCCGGTCTGCGTAACCGCTCACTTCCCCTCTCCCCCAGCGGCGGGGCGAATCTGTACGCCGCAATCGCATTCGCCAAGCCATTCGCCGTCTGCGCGGTGAACGTCGCCAGTGTCGTCGCAATGAGGGCAGCGATTCCCAGCATCGGCGGGCGTTAGGGCTGCGAGTGCTGCGCGGGCCTTGGCTACAATCCGGTTCGGATCATGCTCGCCTTGCGTCGAAGCGTAACAAACGATCGCGTCAAGGTACGGCTCAAGTTCTTCCAATGCTTCCAGCGCGACATCCCGCACCGCAGGCCCATCGCTGAGTGGGGTGGCCGAAGCGCGCTCGTAAATTTCATTCGCGGCGTTTGTGATCGTCTCCAAAGCCGTTTCGGGATCGGGGAACACGTCCTTGGCGTCTGCGCACATCGAAACCAGTTGGCCCAGTTCCTCGATATGGCTCATCCGGGCTTCACGCATTGGGGCTGGCATCCTCTCTGCCGCCGCGTTCGCCCTCGCAAAGACGTTCGCCAAGGTGCCCCCATCCACAATCGCAGGCGCAAGGATCGGCTGCGCACCGGGGAAGCTGGCGGGTTTGGTTTTGGTCATGAGAAAATCCAGTATGCAAGCGGGGTAAGAACTACGCAGCAGATCAGCGCGAACCGGCCAAGACCCGGCATTGCAGCGAGGGATTGCTGACATGGCGTGCAAGTGCAGCCGGGGTTCATGCTGCAAACTCCCGTCGGAATGCTTCCTCACGGACACCCCAAGCCCTGGTGCGAACCATCCAGTCCTGACGCAGTGCATCAACAGCAGCCTGTGCCGCGCGGTGCTCCTGTTTGGCCTTGTCAAGACGGGCAAATGCGCGTTGTTCTTTATTCATGAGAAAAATCCAATCGCAAACATCGTGCCGGCAAAACTGGCCACAATTGCAAACACGTCACCCCACGTAACAGACGGCACATGCTGCTCGGGTAGGAGCGAATCCGGCAAATCGATCGGTAGCGGTCCCTCGGTGGGCGTGGCGGCCGCGCTGTAGCGGCTGGCGGGTCTGGATTGGCGGTATGACATATCGGTAATCTCCCTCAATGCGAATCATATCGCACAGATTGACGGTCCCGTCAACCCTTACGGTATCGGCGCCCTCTCCAGCCACCCGATGCACGTATAGGCCAAGTCGTGGCGTAGCTTGGCATCGTTGCCATGATCCGTTCCGCTTCCTCGACACTGCCCCAGCCAGCGGGCACCTCAAATACGTCCTCGTCATACACGCCCAGCACCATTCGATACCCCGCAGCCCATGCCGCTTCTATCCCAAAGCGTTGTATGTCGTGCGCCACGGCCTGGTCGATATTCTCGAAAACGCGGCTTCCCCACGTGTCCATGCAAACCCACCCGACCATACCGTATTTCGGGTTGCTGTTTTCAGTCCAATAGCTGATCGCCAACGTGCCGGGGCGTTTCTCACTCGGCCGCAACGACGGGTGATGATAGGTTAATTCCCGGCCTGACAACAGTCGGATTTTTAACATGGTGCCACGCATGAAAAACTGGCACCCGATACATTCGAATACCATGCCCGAGTTTTGGATCGCTTGAATAACAGCGCCTTCAACACCGTACAGTCGCGGCACAAATTGGCCGAATTTCCAATCGCCTTGCCCACCCCATGATTCGACAATTGCCGGGGATGCCGCGCGCCATGCTAGAATTATCCGTTTAATGTCATCGTCGGTCTTATTCGCCTCGTCGGGGTCAAAAGCCCGCCAAGCACCAATCCACCCGCCGTAACCTAGCGCCAACTCGGCGACCTTACCGATGTTTTGCCGGTCGGGGTGATGTTCTCCATGCAGGGCGGCGTATTCGGTATAAAATTCGTATGTGCGGCCGGTTATCTTGGCGGCCGATTCCAGATAGATGTCCCGTTTGGCGTTGAACGTGTCGATGCGCCATTGCTCTCCGGTCATGCATGCGGCCACTACCGCCTCAATTGCGCTATAATCCGAGGCGATAAGATCCATTCCCTCCCCAGCGATGAACATGCCCCGCACGCAGCCGGATATGGCAAGCAACGCGTCACCGAAAAACCACTCAACCAACTCCAGCGAGCGGCTGGCTATAATTTCCAGCACATGGTCGGCCATTTCGGGCTTCCATGCCAAACGCTGCACCGGATGGGGCAAGGCGCCGCACCAGGGGCAAGCGTTATGGGTAGGGAGCGCCGGGCGGGCGCAGGCGTAGCATGTGGACAGCTTAGGCCCGGCTTTCGGCAAATTGAGCGGTTGCGGCCCGCTGCCGGTGGGACGACCGGTTCGGGCGCCGTGGTGTACGATCAAATTGCGTAACCGGTTATCGTCGCTGCACTGATTTTCAATCGCTATCAGTTTCTTGACGCTGGCCGACCCGACCGCTGCGCGGCATTCCAGCACGGCGCGGGCGTCGGCGGGTAAGTCATCGCGTGCTAGGGCTTGCTCCACCGCGTCACTATCGAGCGAGTGCATATAAACGCCCTTAGCAGATAGCCATCCGACCAATTTTTGCACTTGGGACGGCTCAAGACCGCCAGTCAACCCTCGGCAAAGCGCCCCGTATTTTTCAAGTGCTTGGTTTAACACAGCGATACAATCCCGAACGGCCGCCCGATCGATGGCAATGCCCCGCCAGTTTATTTCCTGGTCAAGCAGCCAGAAACGCAATTCGGCCGGCGTCATCGGCTCCATGCGGTCGGACGCGGAACACTCGGATAAAACGTCGGTGTCGCAATATTGCTGGTATCGTTCAAATTCGGCGGGTTCATCCGACGGCAAAATGCGGCGTCGCGGGTCCGCCTTGGTCGGATTGCGCGGCATGGAAAATTTAGTCATCAACCGCTTGCCCTCGGGATCCTTCAAAATCGGGGACCCGGTGGCTTGGGCCAGTTTTTCAAGGCCGCCGGGGTAGCTGTTGACGCGCGCCGTTGCCATGCTGCAGCGGATGCGGTCGGGTCGGAGCGCGGGAAAGCCGTACCGGGGCGTCAAGACGTGGTGGAATGCGAGGCGTTCAAACATCGCGTTGTGAAATTCGATCTCCCCGCCCGCTTCGATCCATTCGATAAGCGGGGTTGGCAGTGGATCGCCGGGCCGCCACCGCATGGTGAAGCCCTCGGGCCAATCCGGCAGGCGGTAGGAGAGGGTCAGGACGTCAGCGGTCGGGTGCTCCCAATAGCGATTTGCGCCAACGACCGGCAATCCCTTCTTGCCAGCGGGCGCACCGGGTGGACCGACCCACCGTTGCCGAGCTTCGTCCCAAAAATAACCAGCTTCGCTATACGATTCAACGTCACCCGTTGCATGGTCACCCATGAGGATCGACGTACCGCGCACTGCCACCAGCCAGCGGTAACGGCCGGGTCAGTTTATCATCCGGTGCGCACCGGTCCTCGACCAGCTTGGCGTATCCGGCAATGTCATGCCAATTGTCGCGATACTCAGGGTCGCCGGACAGCACTCGGGCAATCTTGTCGGCAATGACGGTCAACGCCTGGCGCTTGTCCGCCGTAAGACGCTCCCATCCCGACGTATTACGCATATCGGTTTGGAGCGTTTGCGCGATTGCAGCGTGGTCGGTAAAGTCGCCGTAGCGTGCGCCACGCTCGGCTAGTGTAGCATTTATATCAGACATAAATATATCCTTATATTGCCCACCCGGCGGGCGCGGAGGGGGCACGCCATCCCGCCGGGCGAACCCCTGTTAGCCGGTCTTGGTCATGAACCCGCCAGCAATCATTTTCTCATCGGTCCAGCCCTTGGCGTGGAACTGCTCGCGCGTGCCACCCTGCGCCATAGCGGTCATGGTGTAAACCGGCTCCGGTGCGGGGATATTTGCGTAATCCGCATACGGCTCAGGCGTATGGACCGAGGCAGTCGTTGAGGCGTCCGGAATAGCTGCAGCAGCCGATGGGGTGGCCGCAGGGGCAGAGTTTGGGATTTCGGCCGGTGCCTGCGGTGTGGCCGTGGCGCCAGCGGGTAGCACGGGCGCAGCATTGCCGAACACCTGATCCGCGGACGGGCCGTTTGCGATACGCTTGCCATGCCCGATCAATGCGACCATTTTAAGGTTGCGGTACATTCCGGGGCTGTCTGCGCTGTTGTTCGGTGTGGTATCGCCGCCAATTTGCACATAGTCGCCGCA